CGACGATCACTGGTATTACAAGATTGCAGAAGAAGACACCCCCGAAGGATGGGAATTCTTTAACCAACCGGGTGGTCTCATTCGTCTTCAAGAGGGCGATGATGTTCAATACAAGCCGAATCCGGATGCGGAGAATGTGTTCAACCTTCCTCAAGGGTATGAGTATTACCTGAAGATGATTAAGGGTAAGTCCGACGACTGGATAAAAGTCTTCGTCCTCGGCCAGTACGGAACCACCGCTGACGGAAAGCCAGTCTACCCAGAGTACAACGACAGAATCCACACCTCGGAAGAGGAGATCCTTGTGAACAGAGGACTACCTCTGTACCTTGGATGGGACTTCGGACTCACCCCAGCCTGCATCGTCGGACAGATTACTGCCCGTGGACAGCTTGTGATTCTTGAAGAGTTCCTAGCTGAAGACATGGGTATCAGACAGTTTGCTCAGGAAATCGTCAAGCCAGCCTTGATGACGACCTACTCTGGAATGAGGTTCATCTCTGTTGGCGATCCTGCTGGAACGCATAGGTCTCAAGCGGATGAGAGAACCTGCTACCAAGAACTTCTGGAATCAGGGATAGCAAGTGAGCCGACCAATACAAACGATTTCATACCACGCAGAGAATCTGTTGCGTACTTCCTCAACAAGTTGGCTGGGGGAGAACCTGGATTTCTTCTCTCGCCAAACTGCCGCCAACTCCGCAAAGGGTTCCTCGGTGGTTACAGGTACGAACGACTCAAGGTTGCCGGTGAAAGATACCGAGACCGACCAGTCAAAGACAGATTCAGCCATCCACACGATGCACTCCAGTACCTCTGTTTAGCAGCTCGTAGCGGCAAAGTAGAAGTGAGAGCACGGGTAATTAAAAAAGCGTCCAGCAAAGCATGGGCATGAGGAATAAACCATGACACAGGTGTATCAGGCAGCCGCGCCAGTCGAAGCAGACATCAGCGCCGTCCAAGCACAGGGCGTGGATAACTCCGACCTGATCGCTATGGGCATCTCTGGTCACATCAATTCTTGCTGGACTCAAGCGAAGATGGCTAAACAAGACATCACAGAGCGCCTACTCCAGTGCGAGCGCCAGCGGCGTGGTGAATATGATCCAGACAAAGCTATGGACATAGCCAATACTGGCGGATCAGACATCTTCATGATGCTGACAGACGTTAAGTGTGCCGCCGCCAAGTCGTGGATTCAGGACGTAATGCTCCAAGCAAACCGTCCTTTTGACCTTGTACCCGCTCAGGAACCACAGATTCCTCCTGAAGTCCGTCTGTCGATCATCGACTTGGTTCGGACAGAGGCAGAAGATTACGTTCTTGCTGGTCAGGAACTACACCCAGAGACATTCCGCAAGCGGATGAACGAAGTCCACGACATGATTTCTATTCGTGTCAAGGAAGAAGCCAAGGCTACCGCAGAGAGAATGGCTCAGGTCATCCAAGATCAACTGGATGTTGGTAAGTTCAAGCCTGCCATGCAGGACTTCATTGATGACTTCGTGACGTTCCCCACGGCCATCCTCAAAGGCCCAAGCGTTCGCCGCAAGAAGCAACTCCAATGGGGGCCAAACTTCATGCCTATCGTTGTGAACGATATGATTCGTGAGGTTTCAAGGGTTTCTCCTTACGACATCTTCCCAAGCGCCAACTCAATGGGCGTGGATGACGGCTTCCTGATCCAGCGTCACCGTCTGTCGGCTAAGACCTTGGAGTCCATGAAGGGTGTCCCCGGATACTCGGACGACGAGATAGATCAAGTCATCATCCGTTACGCAAGAACTGGTTACCGGTACAACGAGTTCGGCGACCAACAGCGTGACGACCTCGAAGGCAAGACGAATTCCCAAATGCACAACGATCACCTGATCGAAGCACTGGAATTCTGGGGGCCAGTCATGGGCGACCTGCTCATGCAGTGGGGTATGAAGGACGTAGAACCCAACAAGGTCTACGAGATCAATGCTTGGCAAGTGGCAAACTTCACAATCAAGGTGGTTCTGAATCCAGATCCACTTGGTGAGCGCCCTTACGAGATCGCCTCATGGAGAACCATTCCTTCAGCTTTCTGGGGCATGGCTCTTCCTGAGAACATGCGCGATGTGCAAATCATGTGCAACGCCTCTGCTCGCGCACTAGCGAACAACATGGGTATCGGCTCCGGCCCTCAAGTTGAAGTGGCTGTGGACAGATTGGCTGACGGCGAAGACATTACACAGATGTATCCTTGGAAGATCTGGCAGACCACATCGGATAAAACTGGTGGCGGGCAGCCGGGTGTTCGCTTCTTTATGCCTGAGATGAAGGCTGCTGAGTTGATGGGCATCTACAACCAGTTCGCCAAACAAGCGGACGAAGTGACAGGTATCCCAAATTACATCTACGGTTCTGGCTCTGGAGCAAGTGGCGCAGGCCGCACAGCTTCTGGTCTGTCTATGTTGATGGACAACGCCGCCAAGGGAATCAAGATGGCGGTCGGCACAATCGACGATGTTGTCGTCATGGTCGTCAATCGCTTCTACATTCACAACATGATCTACAACCCAGACCCCTACATCAAGGGTGACTTCCGTGTTGTAGCCAAGGGTGCAATGGGATTGATTGCCAAAGAACAGATCCAGGTTCGCCGCAATGAGTTCTTGAATCTTGTGCTCAGCAACCAGATCGCTCTACAGATTGTTGGCCCAGAAGGTGCTGCTTATCTGTTGCGCGAAACAGCGATGGGCTTACAGATGGATACCGACAGATTGGTTCCATCGACAGAGATGATGAAGTTCAAACAAGAACAGATTCAGATGGCAATGCAACAGTTGCAGGCCACAATGCCACAACAACAGATTGCAGCACCAGAGGCAACAAACCCAGCCGGAGACCAAGCGCCTCCTGCAATGAATACAGTTCAACCCCAACAAGGAGTATCAGCATGATGACCAAAAAAGTTGCCAAGAAAGGCATGATCCCCGCAGGCTACGCCAACGGCGGTAAAGCCATGAAAGAAGAAGGCAAGGGCCACGCCAAGAAAGAAATGGCTGCTTTGAAAAAAGGCGGCGCTTCCAAGAAGATCATGATGTCCGAAGCCAAAGAGTACGGCATGAAGATGGCGAATGGCGGCAAGGCATTCAAGCCTTGCGCTGGTTGCCCCATGCCAAAGAAGTGCGCTGCCGCAGGTAAGTGCTTGAAGGGTGGAAAATGATTTCCAAGATCGTTGAGCAGGTCAAGGCTTTGCTTGCCAAGGTCATGGAGCAAGTCAATAAGTTGAAGGAAAAGAAATGAAACCAGATTGGCAAAACAAGAGCTACGCCAAGACAAGCTCACCCACCGCCCCTTCGACTATGCACTCTAAGTTGAAGGTGGGCATGACCAGCCTTCACTCGAAGATTGCTGTCTCCAACCACAACATGCCTAGTCAGCCAAAGCCTGCTGTTCGCAAGTTTGCTGATGGTGGTGCTGTGATGACTCGCTCAGATGATGAGATTGGTGATACCAATCCTCGCACGGGCAAGGTAGATCCTGGCAGCTATGACCGTCGAATGGCTGAAGGTGCAAAGAACATGGAGCGCCTGCGCTCTGCCGCCGACAGTATCAAGTCATTCTTCTCTGGTGAAGACAAATCCTCTTCAGACAAATCCTCTTCAGACAACATCACCAACAATGATGGAGCGAATGAGTCTGACAAGGCAAAGAGAGAAATCATCTCTGCTGCAATGACACCAAAGTCAGAGACAAGTACAGCGATGACAGAGACAAAGACAGAACCCCCTTCATACATGAAGGGTGTCCGCGAGACTCTGATGAAGCCAAAGGCTGAGTCAACCATGACGATGCCAGCAGAAGAGGCTAAAGCACCCAAAGTATCCAAGTCTCCCAAAGCTCCCTCAGAGCCAGTTGCAGAAGTTAAGACAAAACCCATTAAGCCGGTTGGCAAGTCAGCCAGATTGAGTCCTATGGGTCAGTCGGCAAAAGACATTGAGGCAATGGTTGAAGAGAAAAAGAGACAGAAAGACATTCAGCGGAATAGCCCAGACACTGGAGACGAAGCAAAACGCCTCCGTGATCGAACAAGCAAATCTATCCCAGGTGTTGTTGGTCGATTTGATCTTCAAGGAAACCAAATTCCTGTCGGACTCGGGCCAAGATCTTCGCAAGTTTATAGCGGCGATGGAAGTACCGCTATGAGTCGCGCCGAAAACAGATACCTTCAATCGCGCATTGATGCTGGTAACTTGACAGCGATGGAGAGAGCGCAGGCTAAGCGAGCTGGCTTGATCTAATGCTTCAGAAGCCATCAATACAAGTTTTAAACGCCCTTGCTTCACTCAAGGGTAACCCTCAGTTTGAGACCATTCAGCAATGGATGGCGGCTTCACTGCAAGACCTATACCGCGACAGCGCCAGCACAAAGGATGAAGTCCTATGTCGTTGGCAGCAAGGAGCGGCGCAGGCTGTGAGTGAGTTTTTAGAAAAATCAAAGGATGCCGAAGAGGTTATCCGAAAGTTGCGGTAGATAGTCTTAGGACTGTCTAGCAGCATTTTGCTGCAACAGGTGCTGGCCTTCCCAGCAACCGTTGAACACCGAACAAATCACTCGAATACCGCAAGACTCGAATGTGACTGTCTCGGCTCACGGAGAAACGATGTCTACATTACCACGTGCAGTAATCGCCGCTGAAAAGCGAGCTGATGAAATTTTGCAAGAGATAGAGAAGCAGAGCCAGATGGAGCAAATGCCTCAACCTCCGGTTGAATCGCAAGACCCTCCAACTCCCCAACCTCCTATTGACTCCACGCCTCCTCCTCAAGAGGAAAGCTGGGAACACCGATTCAAGGTTTTACAAGGGAAGTACAACGCTGAAGTTCCTCGCTTTGCACATGAGAATAAAGATTTAAAAGGTCGTCTCCAGTCTCTCGAAGAACAACTCGAAGATATGAAGAACGCAAAACCTGTCGAGCTTTTGGTTAAGCCAGAAGAGATCGAGCAATACGGTGAAGGTTTGATTGACGTAGCCCGTCGAGTCGCCAGAGAAGAGCTGGCATCGAAGGACGCACAGATTGCAAAACTCCGATCCGAAATTGATTCTGTCAAATCTGTTCAATCACATGTCGTGCAGGACAACTTTTTTAAATCATTGACTGAAATGGTTCCCGACTGGGAGGCCCTTAACGCCGACGCTAATTTTCTAAATTGGCTCGATGGTGTTGATGACCTTACAGGAGAAACCAGACAGGCTCTTCTCGGCAAAGCAGAAAATCAACGTGATCCAGTTCGAGCTGCGAAGTTCTTCAACATGTATAAGAAGACATCACAATCGTGGGCGGCACAAAGTAACGCATCGATGGAACAGCAAATTGTCCCACCAACAAACCAAGCTCCTTCTACACCGCAAGCGAAGAAGATTTGGACTCGCGCAGAAATCACAATTTTCTACGACAGGGTGAGACGAGGAACTATTTCAGATGCAGACGCAAGTGCCATTGAAGCTGATATTGCATCAGCATCTTTCGAGGGTCGTATTCGATGACCCAAACAAATCAATCTTTTTTTAAGGAAATACCATGTCAATTGGAGTAGCAGGCGCAGGTTCCGCAGCCCTAATCAGCGGAGCATATCCCCAGTATTCAACTGCCAGCACAACTAAATTCATCCCTGAAGTTTGGTCTGGCAAGTTGCAAGCTAAGTTCTACAAGACAACCGTCTTGTCAGAAATCACCAACAACGATTGGGAAGGCGAGATCAAGGGTCAAGGCGATAAAGTCTATATCCGTTCAATCCCCACCATCACCATCCGCTCATACACCAAAGGTATGAATCTGACGAACGAAGTCCCCACATCCACTCCTTTGGAGTTGAACATTGACCAAGGTCAATACTTCTCCGTAGTGTTGGATGACGTTGATGCCGTTCAAGCAGACGTTAAGTTGATGGACATGTTCACCAACGATGCCAGCGAGCAAATGAAGATCACTATCGACACTGATGTGTTGAACGGTGTGAAAACAGGCGCAGCATCTACCAACAAGGGTGCAACTGCTGGTGCTTTGTCGGCAAACATCAACTTGGGTACAACCTACGCTACCCGCGCCATCAGCAAGACCAACGTGTTGGACTTGATTTTGGACATGGGCCAAGTGTTGGACGAATCCGATGTTCCTGAGAGTGGTCGTTGGTTGGTCATTCCTTCATGGATGGCTGCAATGATTAAGAACTCTGACCTGAAGCAAGCGTACTTGACCGGCGACAGCCAGTCTCCCTTGCGTAACGGTAAGCTGGGCATGATCGACCGCTTCACCCTGTACGTCTCTAACTGCCTGCCTAACGCAGTGGATTTGGGTTCCGACTCATCTACCGGCGGTACAGGTACTGCTGCTGACGTTCGTGGTTGGAACATCCTTGCCGGTACTCGTGATGCAATCTCCTTTGCTTCACAAATGGCAAACGTCGAGACTATCCGCGCTCAATCCACATTCGGTAACATCGTCCGTGGTTTGAATGTGTATGGTTACAAAGTGACCAAGCCAGAAGCTCTGGTCAACGCACTGGTTTCCAAGGCCTAAGCAGTTGCCATTGGATTGGGGGAGGCTTCGGCCTCCTCCCTTTTTATGCGATACATCCGCAATACACAAACCAGCAAGCTTCATGCTTACGATAGATCCCTGCTTGAGCTTGGATACTACGCAGAGTATGAGGACGATCCGCAAGATCCGCCAAAGAAAACAAAGGACATCACGTTCTATGTCTCTGCCGTGGGGATTGGGGATGCTGTTTGCGGACTGTATGCAGCTTGCGCGATAGCAGATCAAGGGTTTAACGTCACGTTCCACACAAGGCACGTTGACTGGCTCTCCGCTGTTTCGCATCCAAATGTGAGTATCTGTGATGAATCTGATTACTCAGCAGATGCAAACCTTGATTACCAAGGTCAGCTACGGGCTGGCAGGGACAAGAGCTTCAGCTCAAGGCCGAACTGGTACATCAAAGGCGTGAGGCGGTATTACGAAATACCTGAATGCCAAGCAACAAGACCCGCAACGGTTAAGAAGTTTGACAAGTCTCAGAAGATTGCAGTGATTGTTCCAACCAGCATCTGGTCTGTAAGATCCTGGAATGAGGACAGATGGACAGATCTGTCGAATCTGTTGACAGATAGTGGCTATCTTGTTGTAGCCATAGGCTCTGGAAAAGAGAAAGATCTTCTGGACAGGATTCCTGCCAGCAAGGTTTACTGGAACAGGCCAGCATCTGAAATTATTGACCTCATTGGTGGTGCGACAATCCTTTATGGAAACGACAGTGGGATGGTTCATGTCGCCGGATTGCTGGGAACACCAGCAGTAGCGGTCACTGGCCCGACCACAAGAGACTTTGTTTTTGATTGCGGAGAATCTGTCGTTGGGATAAGCTCTGACATGCCATGCACAGGATGTTATTGGCAAAGAGACCACGGCTGGGACGAGCGATGTGTAAAAAACTGCGAGTCTTTGCAGTCGATCAAGCCAGAATCAGTATTCCAGTTGGGAGAATCACATGTTCATGAGAAACAAGCGCACGGGCAGGATAGTGGTTTACGACGAGAAGTTGCTGGAGTTGGGGTACGAGGCGGTCGTAGACGAGCCAAAGCCAAAGAAACCAACTGACGATGAGATTTCTGTGCAGGACGAGATAACCATCAAACTCTACAAAGAGGCAGCATGAAGGCCAAGGACGTTAAACGAGAGGGCGGTAAGCTCGTCTATCACGGACAAGAGTTCGACGGCTTCAACAAGCCAAAGAATGCCCCTGCTGGTGCAAAGCAAAAGAAGGTCGTTCTCGCCAAGAAAGGCGATGAAGTGAAGCTTGTTCGCTTTGGACTTCGAGGGATGGAGGACTTCACCCAACACAAAGACCCTGAGCGCCGGAAAAACTACCTCGCTCGGTCAGCAGGTATCAAAAATAAAAGCGGTCAGCCCACCAAGGATGATGTGTTCAGTGCAAACCACTGGGCTAGAAAGGTACTTTGGTAGTATAAATGGCAACATTTCAAAATGTAATGGACGATGCGCGGATCATTCTCAACGATCAAGTCAGTGAGTTGAACCCAATCCCTCGCTATACGGAGGCCCAGTTGTTGAGCTACGCTCGCTCGGCTCTTATCGAAGCTCGTCGGGTCAGGCCAGATCTGTTTCTGTCAAACCTGACCACTTCCTTCGCAAGCTACACGGTTTCTTCCACGATTCCAATCTCTGATGACTACCTGCTTGCGATGGTTGACTACGTTGTCCACCGCTCAGAGCTGAGAGATGACGAGTTTGCCGTTGACGGAAGATCAGCCGCCTTATATCAGAAGTTTAAATCTGGACTTTTGGGAATCACATGAAGACACTTGAATCATTCCTGCCAGAGATCCTTCCTGACGTACCCGGATGTACGTCCGATATGGCTATCCGCGCTCTTCGCAACACAATTATTGAGTTCTGTGAGAAGAGTCTGATTTATCAAGACACAATGGATGCGGTCACGGTTTTGCAGGGCATAACAGATTACGATCTGGAGCCGCCAAAGGATTACCGGATTCAAAAAATCATGAAGATGTGGTATCTGGGGCAGGAGCTTGAGGCTTTGGCTCCAGATGCTATTGGTGTGCCAGATGCCTACCGAACCAACATAACTGGCTACAACCCCAGCAGTGGCCCACCCGCCGGATATACACAGAAGGACGTTGACACCTTCACAATTCTGCCAATTCCGGATCAGAAGTATGCAGCATCTATTACAATGAGAGTTGCTCTCGTTCCCTTGCGAACAGTGACAGAGGTTGCTGACTTCTTGTTTGAGATCTGGGGCGAGACTCTTGGGTTTGGCGCAAAGGCGAGGTTGATGCTCACACCTGGAAAGCCATACTCAAACAACGATTCGGCAAACTTTAATCAGGTTCGCTACATGACTGGATTGAATGACGCAAGACAGAGAGCTTTGCGCGGCAATGTCCGATCTACTTTACAAGTCAAGTTGAGGAAGCCATGACAGACAAAATTAAACTTGTTCAAGGCGATACTCGTCCAGCCATTGTCTGCACGATCACTGATGAGACAACAGGAGCTGCTGTCAACATCACTGGAGCCACTGTCCTCCTGAAGTTCCGCCCAGTCGGAAGCACGACTCTCCAAGCTACCGTAACAGGAACAGTGACATCTGGTTCTGCTGGACAGGTCGCTTTCTATCCAGCCTCTACGCCAGCAATGCTGACAGGCGATGCAGGAGATTACGAGGGTGAGATCGAGATCACGTTCAGCGATGGACAGATTCAAACTGTCTACGATCTTTTGAAATTTAAGATCCGCGAGGACTTCTAATGGTCAGCAAGGTCACGGCTTCGGTAACGAACGCCAGACCAAGGCTAAGTGTTACGCTCGTCGATGCAATTGTTGAGTCAGGTAGAGTAATACCAGTAGCTGATGTATCTCGGGTTGCTCCAAAAATATCTGTCTCCTATAACAATCCAGCGGCAGCAGCAAGTTACACAATACCTGCTGCTGACATAGCCTATATCAATCTATTCTTGGATGCAGAAATCGATGTGTCTGGCTTGTTTAGATACACAACAGAATCTGTCACACTAAACGATGGATCTGTTATTGCATTTTCCAAAGTACAAGCAGACTCAATTTCATTAAGTGATCTTATTTATAAAAGCACCGAAAAGCAGTTTGCGGACGCTATAACTTTTGCAGACTTGGTTGTAAGGACACTTGTATTCATACGAAGTTTTGCGGAAACTCAGTCAATTAGCGACAGCACTGCCCGTGTTTTTGCAAAGCAGGCTGCAAGTTCTGTTTTGCTGTCAGAGAATCTTTCCAAGGCTGTTGCAAAAAACCTAGCAGAAACAGCTTTAATTTCTGAGTTGGCTTCACGTTCAGTTGCAAAGTATTTAACAGAATCAGTTTCATTTGCAGATGCCAAATTCTTAAGTAGCCAAAAGCAACTTGCGGAAGTTCAGTCAGTGGCAGATGCGGCTGTTAGAGATATTTCAAAGCTACTTACTGACTCAGCAGTACCTAGCGATGTCATTGCGTTTGATATATCCAAAGCCCTAAGTGATGGATTTGCAATGAACGACTCGGCAGACGCTGCTGATGGGCTTAGGTTTTCATTCTCAATAGGTGTGCAAAATATAATTTTTGCATCAGACGCAAGTTTAAGAAGTTTTCAAAAGCCGAGAACAGATTCTGTTTCTATGAGCGACTCTGGTTTTGTGTTGCAACAAGATTATTGTGATCTAACATATTTTGCTGAAGATTACGTTGGTGTTGGATTTGTTTTTTAAAAGAGGTTAATCATGATTAAAGAAGAAATTAAAATTACTGGGCATGTAGATATTGTTGTCACCGACAAAAACGGTAACATCAAAGACACACGTAGCATCAAAAACTTGGTTCTCACTACTGGTAAGACTTTTATTGCCGCGAGTATGTTGAAGACCACAACCAACAGCCCTGTAGCTATGACGCACATGGCGATTGGGTCTGGGACAACTGCCGCAGCAGTCGGAAATACAGCAATGGAGACTCAGTTGGCTAGAGTTGCTTTGGCCTCTGCTACGTCATCCGGAGCTGTAGTCACATACACCGCATCTTTCCCTGCTGGCACTGGAACTGGTGCTGTTACTGAGGCGGGTACTTTTAACGATGCCTCAGCAGGAACAATGCTTTGCCGAACTGTCTTCTCTGTTGTCAACAAAGGCGTAGATGATGCGTTGTCTATTACTTGGACAATCACCGTATCCTGATTGGGGTAGTAAATGTCAACAATTGTCCTTCGTTCGGTTAAAGGATCGCCGTTAACCAACACGGAGGTCGATACCAACTTTAGCAACCTCAACACAGACAAGATTGAATCTATTACATCGACAGATGGATCTGTCTCGATAACTTCATCAGGTACTACCCGCGACTTGAGTGCCGCTTTAGCTGCATCTACTACCAATGTTGTTTGCTTAGTTCGTAATACAACAGGCGCAACTCTCACTAAAGGAACTGCCGTCTATATTAACGGCGCTATTGGTCAAAATCCTACAGTTACCAAAGCAATGGCAGATATAGATGCCACATCCGCTCAGACACTTGGGTTGATGACCGCTGATTTGGCTAACAACTCAAATGGATATGTCACTGTTATTGGCTTGATTAGCAATATCGATACGTCTGCTTATACAGATGGAGCGCAGCTTTATCTCAGCCCAACAGTATCTGGTGGGCTGACTACGACCAAGTCATCCGGCGGAGACCATTTGGTTTATGTTGCTGTTGTTCAACACGCCCACCCTACTCAAGGTAAATTATTTGTCAAAGTGCAAAACGGCTATGAGATGGATGAGTTGCACAATGTGTCTGCTCAATCTCCTACCAGTGGACAGATCTTAATTTATAACGCTTCTACATCTTTGTGGGAAAAAGCAAATCTGACCCCCGGTACAGGTGTCTCTGTAACCAATGGTGCAGGCTCTATATCTTTGGCATTGGCTAGTAATTATGGCGATACTCAAAATCCTTACGCTTCTAAGACTGCAAACTACTTCTTAGCCGCACCCAATGGGTCTGCTGGCGCACCAACATTCAGGGCTATTGTTGCTGCTGATATTCCTACATTGAATCAGAATACTACGGGCTCCTCCGGCTCTTGTACAGGTAATGCGGCTACTGCTACAACAGCAACCACAGCAACCACAGCAACCACAGCCAACGCAACAAATACTGCAAACAATTTTCAAATGAATAGTTTGGGGATTGGTACGGCTGGATCGGGTACTGCTGGAGAGATTAGAGCAACCAACAACATCACGGCATATTACTCAGATGAGCGACTGAAAACTAAAATAGGCGATATTGAAGATCCTATTGGAAAGGTTCGCGCAATCAAGACAATGCTGTATCACGCAAACGAAATAGCGGTGTCTCTTGGATACGATGCGTCTGTTATCGAAGTTGGTGTAACAGCTCAATCCGTACAGGCAGTGCAGCCTCAAGCAGTAGCGCCAGCGCCTATTGATGAGCAGTATTTAACGGTTAGGTATGAACGTCTCGTGCCTCTTTTGATTGAGGCAATTAAAGAATTGTCTGACAAGGTAATAGTTCTCGAAGAAAAACTGAAAGAGGGGGCGTAATGCCAGTCTTATTTACAAATAACGCAACCACGACCCTTGGGTCTTCAATCCTCATCGGAGATCTGTCGTTGACTGTTGCGTCAGGAACAGGTGCTCTGTTCCCGGCAACAACAAGCGGATTTTTCTACGTTGCTCTTGTCAACTCAAGTAACCAAATTGAGTTTGTTAAGGTTACTGCGAGATCTTCCGACACGTTCACTATTGTCAGGGCGCAGGGTGGATCAACTGCAAGAGCCTATACAGCAGGAGCCAAAGTTGAACTTCGTTTAATTTCGACTGCTCTTGAGAATTTTGTCCAGCTCGACGGCACTCAAACCATATCAGGTAACAAGACCTTCAGTGGAACTGTTGCTTTGAGTGGTGGCGGATCTGTGTCTGGAACCTATACCGGCAGCCCAACACTTTCTGGAAACCCCACTTTCTCTGGCGCACCGACATTCAGTGGTACTCCTGTATTTAACACTGGCGCATCATTAGCTGGAACATTCACTGGTACGCCGACAATATCTGGCAACTTTGATTTCAGTGGCACTCCTGTTTTTTCAAATGTACTTTCGCTGACTGGATCTATCAATACGACAAACTTTAAGATCCTACAAGAGAGTGGGAAGCTCGTTATAAAGTACGGCACAACAACAATCATGTCTATTTCATCTGCTGGTGTGGTTTCCGCATTGGATAGCTTCGCTGGCGGCGGAGTTTAATTAAGGAGTAATCATGGCAACAACAAGCATTGGCGCAACGGGCGTGACATTTCCGGATGGTGGGGTTCAAACAGGGGCAACAAATGGCATACCTGTTTTAAATGTATATACATCTTCATCAACATGGACAAAGCCAGCAACAGTTAAAGCAATCAAGGTAACCGTGGTTGGCGGCGGCGGTGCAGGTGGTGCAGGAAGTGAGCCAACAGGAGGCGTAAATGCGTGTGGTGCAGGCGGGGGCGGTGGAGGAACGGCTATCAGGGTTTATCCTGCGGCATCTTTACCTGGCCCTCAACCTTACACGGTAGGCGGTGCTGGTGCTACTTCTTCGTTTGGAGTTTCCCCTGCAACTGTTATATCCGCAACTGGCGGAGCAACTGGCGGGGCAGGAGGCCAAAGCAACGCTGGGGCGGGAGGTATTGGATCAAGTGGACAACTAAATATTGCAGGCGGTGCTGGTGGTGGCTTTTCCTCACAAAACACGAGTGGCTCAGGCGGATCAAGCACTCTTGGTGGAGGTGGGGCCTCAGTAGGTGTTAATTCCACTGTTGGTAATGCTGGTCGTGCATATGGTGGCGGCGGTGGCGGCGCTAAAACTATAGGCCCAGGCGGTGCGGGAGCGGCAGGCGTAGTAATCGTTGAGGAGTTTTATTGATGAAAGCACTTATTTCTTCTATCGAACCTCGTGAAGCAGGATATAGAGTGGCGCAAGTTGTAACGAACAACGCTACCTTTCCTGTCGCAGAGCCCGATCTGTTTTGGGTTGACTGTGAAGATAATGTTGTTGCAGATTTATTTTGGTATAACCCATCTGACCAACAAATTAAACCTATTTCGCAGCCACCTGAGGGATCTTAATGTGCAATCAACTGTCTCAGTTTACTGTCGATAAATATGTTCACCTCAAAGGGTTCCTTGATATTGGAAATTGCAATGAGCTGACTGTTGAACTGAAACGATTGGTTGACGCAAGAGCAACGCATAAAGACACTCAATGCCCAGCCTCAGAAGCAATTCATGGTGCTATGGTATTTGACAAGCTTCTCGTGGATCTTCTTCCTCACTTTGAGAAGGCGGCAGGCAAGCGGCTTCATCCAACTTACAGTTACGCTCGACTATATAAAAAAGGTGAGAAGTTAAAAATTCACACCGACAGAGAGTCTTGCGAGATAAGCGCAACTCTGACGTTGGGTTTTGATGGAGAAGCATGGCCTATCTATATGGGCGATGAGGGCAAAGAGAACGCATCCAAAATCGTCATGGATGTGGGTGATGTCGTGCTTTATCGTGGAATGGAGAAGCATCACTGGAGAAAGAAATTCAAAGGTGAATGGCAAGCACAGGTTTTCTTGCATTACGTCGATGCTGATGGCCCACACAAAGAGTGGAAGTTCGACAAACGCCCCGGCTTAAACTTACCAGCTACTAGCAACGAGCTGAACTATTGGATGTTCACAGACATCTTAAGTGCAGAAATGTGCGACTCTATTATTTCCTCTTACACAAATTCTGCTGTAAAAAAAGAGCCACCAGTGATAGGGACTGGTGATGGTGAGATAAACAGAGAGATTAGAAACGTAGAGCGTGTCATGCTACCTACATACAAAGATCTTGGCGGGTTGCTTACTGCTGCTGGCTTATCTGCAAACCACCAGTCATTCAAGTTTGATGTCACCCACGCCAATCAAGCAGAATTTCTAATCTACCCTGCCGGTGGTAGATACCAATCCCACGTAGATACTTTTCTTGCTCATGGCGATGAGTGTAGAAAGTTAACCGTACTAGCTTTTTTAAATGACGACTTTAAGGGCGGTCGGTTTTACTTGCAAAATGGCCACGAAAGAATGTATCCGCCACAAAGCAAGGGAACAGTTTTGGTTTTCCCAAGCTTTGTGATGCACGGCGTAGAAGACATAGAAGAAGGAATCCGATACTCAGCAGTCTGCTGGATGCTCGGGAAATTTTTTAGATAGGAACAGAAATGGGCGAGATTGATCCAATTGCTTATGGCGCACTGACCGCCAAAGTAGAGAACCTAGAGAAGAAGCTGGACAAGCTCGAGGCTTCCATCGAGGAGCTTATCGCTTTGGTCAACAAGGGCAAGGGAGGAGTGTGGATGGGCATTGCCATCGTTTCTGCAATCAGCTCTGTTATCGGTTTCCTTAGCCACAATCTGTTCGGCAAGAGTTAAGACATGGCGATTCCAGGCCCAGGTGTACCGATTTCAATGACTACATTGAACACCGAGTTTGGTGGTGGTTTTTCTTTGTCTTCGTATTACCGAGGTGGATCATTTGTTCCAAACACTCCGCAGAATGCAGCAGTTCCAACCAGTGGAGCTATTTCGCTTGGAAACTTTTACGGGGCAGTAAACAGAATAATAATATCGCTAACAGCAACTGGCAATAACTACGATGTGTATGCAAACAGAGGGCCAACGTACTCGCCAGGGATTTCAGACTTAACTATCACTGTACCCGGAACTGTTGGAAGCGCATCCACAGGCTCATATGCCATGCTTGTGCCAAATGCCTTTAACCCTACGGACACTGTAACAATTGTCAACAACGGCGTTATTCAAGGTATGGGCGGTGCTGGCGGTGGCGGTGCGGCAGCAGTTCTTATTCCAACCCCTTTACCAGCAGGATCTCCCGGCGGCGGCGGCGGAAACGCTATTTACATCAATAGGCCAACAACAATAACAAACAATGGCACTATTGCAGCGGGTGGTGGCGGTGGTGGCGGTGGTGGCGCAGCTCGCGCAGTGAGTAAGGGTATTCATAACCTTGCTGGAGGTGGAGGTGGGGGCGGAGGTGCTGGAACAAATGGCGGTGGCGCAGGGGCTGGAGGCACTGCCTCTACCGGCCCTAATGTAGTGCGATCAAGTCCAGGATCTCCAGGCGGCGCAGGAACATCCCCCGCAGGTGGCGGTGGCGGCGCTCGCGGAACTAATCCTATTGTTACTGGCGGCAACGGCGGCACTGGTGGTGGTAGAGGTGCTGGCGGAGCGGCGGGAGCGGCGGGAACTTTGCCAGCCACAGTCGTAAGCCCTGGCGGCGCTGCTGGCGCTGCTGGCTCTTATCTTGTTGGAAATCCTTTTGTAACTTGGCCTGCTACAGGAACAAGGCAAGGAAATGTATCTTAAGGAAGTTATATGCAAACATTGAAGATGAAAATTGTTGGATATGAAGATGAATCACATTCATTGATTGTGAGCTTTGCTTCTGACGAAACTGCATCGCAAGACCCATCCACCTATCCAGCTTATGCTTATCAACCAATGTCGATGTGGCCTGATATAACTGACGCAGAAGAGTTGATTAAAAGAATTGGTCATGCAGGAATTCACATGGCTGAACAGCAAAAAATTAAAGAGCAATTTGTTTCTAATGAGACTTTGATAAATGGATTAAAAGGTTTTGTTGGTCAAGAGTTAAGTTATTCTATAAATGACTTAACAAGCCAAGAAGAGTATACAAATGAGGTGGAAATATGATTTACCAAAATTTTGTACCTTGCCGAGCTTTTTCTCTTTGCTATGGCAGCATGAGCGCCAATGAATTTATGTCTTCCGACTACAGCATTGTTGGCGCTCGCAACCTGTCTATTTATGTGCATCAGGGATCAGTACAGATTAAGTCTATTGACCAAGGCTTATTTGACTGTCAAAAAGGAAACCTTGTTGATTTACAAGCCATCACAAACGGATTGGTTGAGTACAGTTCAGGCGACAGCGGGTTAACTTGGATGTGCATCAACAACAATCAGCGTGAAAAAGAATTTAATTTTGAATTGATAAACCAGCCAACCACACGAACTGTAGTTGGATCAGAAAAAGAAACTTACCTCGTGTGCATTGAGAAGACAATTACATGTAACGAAAAACCTATTGCTTCAAACAACTATGCAATGATAAGACAAGGATCGCAGGCAGTTATTGTTATTCCTGAACATGCTGTTGCTGTTCTGATGATTGAAAAATAGGTAGGGCAAAATTGATCCAATCTCAATCTGCCTTCTCGCCGCTGGCCTTGTAAAAAATATACAGGCGGGGTGTGATCTTTACAAGCAGGCCAAAGAATCATTTGTAGAGATAAAGAAGACAGCCAATGACGTAGTAGCCATTGGTAAGGAAGTACAGGGAGTCTGGGGTACGCTGAAAAAGTTATTCGGCGGAAATCCTAAGACAGATTCTCCAAAATCTGTTGCAAAAAATAAGAAGTCTGAATATGTTGCTGTTGACGAGACTCAAGTCAAGGCTGACATTGTTAAGAACCTTACTGAGTTCTTTAAACTACAAGAACAACTCGAAGCCCACATTAGAGATTCAGAGGAGAAAGCAAGGACAGTGGTCTTTGCTGACGATGTGAACATAATGGAAGAGGCTCTGAACAGAGTCTTGGCGCAACAGGAGATGGAAAGACTTGTAGTCCAGATCCGTGAGTGCATGGTCTATCAGTCTCCTCCCGAAATGGGTGCTCTGTATAGCGAAGTGTTCAGCATGAAGGACATTATTTCTGGAGAGCAAGAGAAAGCAAGAAAGAGGCGGGACGCAGAAGCATGGCAACGCAAGGAAAAAGAACGCCTCCTCCAAGAAAAACAGGCATATCTGTTGGCAGCTTTCCTATTCCTCCTGTATCTATGGATGGTAATCGTGTTCGTGAGCAAGATTGGGAGAGCGTAGTGGGATGGATTGCTGCTTGTGTTCTTGTCGCATTACTGTTGCCAATCATGGCTATGCTCCTGATTGAGACTCTTGAAGCAAAGCACGAGGTAAAACAACAGGTCGAGAAGGTTGAGAAACTAAGAAGACAGATTGAACAGAAAGAAAGGGAGAAACAAAAATGAACATTTACTGTATTTGGGGCTTATCAGTCCTGTTGTTTCTGTTGGTTGGCTGTGAGGACAGATTCCGCTATCCCTGCCAAGACCCACAGAATTGGCAGAACACTGAATGTAAGCCGCCAATCTGTACCGCTACTGGTACTTGTCCTGAGCAACTTGTTAAACCTGAACCGGAGAAAAAATAATGCCTACAGTTGGATACAAACCTAACAACCGCCTGACTCCTGAGGAAATTGAAGTCAGGATCTGGGCCATTGTGATCTTTTCATTGACCATGATCCTTCTGGGATCTGTCGCTATGTTTTTGTATTCTGTCTCATTTGTAACCCAGCCCATGAGTGGTATGGCGGCCATTGATAAGGTGTACACCCAACAGATCAATACCATCATGGTGTTCATCACTGGTGTTCTTGGCGGCGTTGCTGGTCGAACCGCTGTTTCTGCAACTGCTAAGGCTATTGCTACGGCAGAGGCAACAGATAACGACGAACCCCCAAAGCCATGAGCATATTCAATCCCTACGTCATGCTGGGAATCTTGCTTGCTATTCTTTCTGCCGCAGGCAGTGGGTACTACAAGGGCCAGCATGATGAGGTTACAAGACAGCAGTTAGAGATCGCCGAGCTTAATGCCCAAGCAAGGGCAAAAGAGCAGGCTCTGATTTCTGCTGTGACCACCCAAGCAACCAAACTTCAAAAGGCCAACTATGATGCAAAAATTGCTGCAAAGGAGCGTGATGCTGCTATTGCCTCTGGCAATCTCAAGCTGCGGATTCCTGTCAAAAGCCCCGTCTGCCCCGTACAAACCGCCGGAGATCCCACCCCTCCCGCCGGAGATAGCGTTCAAACAGGAGGCGAACTTGACGCAACGACTGCTCAATCTCTTGTCGCCATCACCGACCAAGGAGATGCCAACACCCGACAGCTCAACGCCTGCATCGATGCCTACAACACCGTCTACCAAACCCTAAGGAGTAAACCATGACACAACTGACAGCCAACTTCAGCCTGCACGAAATGTGCAAATCAGAGACAGCCATGCGTATGGGTTTTGACAATACGCCGGACGACGAGGCAACAGAGAATCTACGCCTTTTGTGCGAAAAAGTATTACAACCTATCCGAGATCACTACGGAAAAGGGGTGAAGGTGAACTCTGCCTATCGCTCTCCAGAGAGTAATGCAGCAGTGGGAGGATCAAAAACCTCAGATCATTGCCGTGGGATGGCATCCGATATTGAGATTCCCGGCGTAGCAAATGCTGACTTAGCGCAGTGGATCATGGATAATCTCGAATATACGCAGTTGATTCTGGAATTCTACACACCGGGTATTCCTGATTCTGGCTGGGTACATGTCAGTTACGATCCGAACAACTTGAAAAAGCAGGAGTTGACTGCCACCAAGGTTGCCGGTAAGACGACTTACTTGAATGGATTGGTTGCTTAAATGTCTGGACTGAAGATCTCCGCTTTTGCTGGCATTGCGCCAAGGGTAGGCTCTGCTTTGTTGAAAGAAAATGAGGCTACCTCAGCAATCAATACAAAGCTGTATAGCGGAGAGCTTCGGGCGTGGAATAAACCCGGTGTTGTTCAGGGCGCGGCATCCTTGGCTGCCAGCGTTAAGTCAATCTACAAACACAAAGATGTAGCTGGGGATGATCTTTGGCTATCTTGGTCAACAGATGTCGATGTTGTTCCCAGCCCCATCTTTGATACTGGCGAGAATCCAATCTACTACACAGGCAGCGGCACTCCAAAGAAAACAAACTCAACACTCTCAGAGACTGGCACAGCGCCATTCCCCGGCGATTACTATGAGATGGGAGTCCCAGCTCCAACGACAGCACCAACAGTATCTGCTGCCGGTGGATCTGGCACAGCAGAGAGCCGTGTCTATCTGTTCACATACATATCTGCATTTGGATCTATCGAGGAAGAGTCAGCCCCGTCTCCTGCATCATCTGTTCTATCTGTTCTGCCCGGCGGAACTGTTACTGTGTCTGGTCTTGGGACAACAGCCCCTGCTGGCGACTACAACATAACAACGAAAAGGATCTACCGAGCCGTATCCGGTACGTCCACGACCATATACCTTAAGGTCGCTGATGTAGCTATTGGTACATCATCGTACTCAGACACAAAAACAGCCGCTCAGTTGGGTGGCGCTCTTGAGTCGTCCAACTACAACACGCCGCCAACAGATCTTTCTGGAATTGTGGCGATGGCTAACGGCATTTTGGTTGGGTTCAGAGAAAACGAAATCTACTTTTCAGAGCCTTACGTTCCTCACGCATGGCCTGTTATTTATTCCCTAACAGTTGAGTACCCAGTTGTTGGTCTTGGTGCATTCGGCGAATCTGTTGTTGTCGCAACAAAGGGTAATCCATTCATCATCAGTGGAACAACACCATCCTCAATGTCTCAGGCAAAGATACCTCTCTTCGAGCCTTGTGTTTCTAAGAGGTCAATCGTCTCAGACGACACAGGCGTGATGTATGCGTCACCCAATGGGGTTGTAAAAATCTCTCAAGGCTTTGCTGGGGTAACAACAAATGGATTGTTCACTCGTGATGAGTGGCAATTACGATACCCAGCTACCATGCTTGGCGCTGTTCTCGATGGCGCTTACTATCTGTTCTGGGAAGATCAAATCAATAATGTTCAGGAGTGTTTGATTCTGGATAGGAACGAAGCTGCGTCTGCATTAACAACGTCTAGTATTTACACAACAGCCGTATTCATTGACCCAACTACAGCTCAACTTTTCTTTCCATACGCAGGGGTCGTTAGTGCATGGGAGTCGGACGCATTAAACTTTCTGACTTACGACTGGACATCTAAGCTATACATACTCCCAAGACCAGTTAATTTTTCTGCTATCCAAATAGACGCAGCCTTTGAAGACAATACCTTACTTGCCGCTTTACAAGACGAGGTTGATGCAATCATTGCCAGTAATCAAGCAGTCTTTGCATCTGGTGTTAATCTCTTGTCTACTCTTGGCAGTGTTGATATTGGCACAATCGTTTTGGGTGGTTCGATCCTTCAGCCAATTCCCGGTGTAGTGTCTTCCTTGAGTCTTCAGGTAAAAATTTACTGTAACGGGATATTGGTATCAACAAGATCCATTACAGATAGATCAACATATCGCCTACCATCTGGATTCAAAAGCGACAGATGGCAATTTAGACTCAGTGGTAATGTTCCATTGAGGACATTCAAAATAGCAGAGACGGCCAAAGAGCTTGCCCAGCTATGAAGAAGCCAGCTATTCCAACATCTTTATCTATACAGGATGCTTCTATTGCCACAATACTTAGGCCGATGAAAGAAAACATAGAGATCATCACCGGTATTCGTGAGGGAGCAATAACTAAGCTTCCGACAGATGCGACTCTTGCACAGGCGGTTGCAAAAATTAACGAGATCATCACAAGGCTTAACTTCAATGAATGACGATATAGAGTTCCTTACGTTTGCAATGCGCGGAGACATGGACGCAGTTGGCCTTGTGATGTCTATTGTGAAAATCGTCGATGTTTGGGACAACCTAGTAGACAAAGATAAGCCGGTAAGTGATGAGGAAATTAACCAAGCATTTTGGCTGGCGCTTGTTGATATACCAAAGAATCCAGCATTCCGCAAATATCAGTTGGATGTAACGACCGTCATCAGCACAGGAATAATCAACTGGCATATTGCCAACAAGCTTCAAAAAGGCGATGACCACGCGAAACAGATTGCTCACGTTATCCGTTATTCAATATCAGACATTACTTTGTACTTAGCAGCAGCGATTGGCGGCCCAGAGTGGGCGGCTGAGGTAGGCCCTGAACTTCGTCTTCGATCACAGAAAGACAAGCTAGAGAACTTCATGAAGGAAATGAAATGAAAGTTAAAACCAAAAAACAAATTGCTCAATATAAGCTCGACTATATTAGAGAGCAGAACGGTGCATGTGGCTCATCTGTTTGTCACTTTGATTTGGGTGATAGTCCATCCGCGCCAAATCCAAATCCTGGAATGATCGCTGCTGCGGAGGCCAGCAAGGAAGTTGGACAGATGCAAAAAGATGTTGCAATGGAGTATCTGACTTTCTCCAAGCAACAGTATGCCGACTTCAAAGATGACCTAAAAGAAATTGCCGCGGCTCAGAAAAAGATCATGGCTGATACTGCCAAGAGAGCAGAAGATTACGCAACATACGAGCGCGAGACGTTTCGTCCTTTAGAGAAAAGACTTGTCTCAGAAGCGGAAGAGTTCAATACCGCCGCCAAACAAGAAGAGATGGCCTCTCAAGGGATGGCTGACGTAGCTAGTGCTTATCAGGTTCAACGCCAGCAGGCTTTGGACACAATGGCTAAGTACGGCATCAATCCAAACTCTGCTCGCTTTGCAGCAATCAATGCTCAACTTGGTCAAGGTGAGGCTGCATCTCGTGCTGGTGTAGCCACTAAGTCTAGGATTGCAGCAGATGAGATGGGTCGTGCTCGTCTATACGATGCCGCCGCTCTTGGTCGTGGTCTGGCATCCAATGCTACTGCGGCGGCCAGCACAGCCGCATCAGCAGGAACGTCGGCAGGAGGAAGCTACATGGCTCCTGCCGAGTTTATGGGTAAGTCCTACGGACAGACTGGACAGATGCTGGGTGGAGCCTCTTCATCTTTTGGCACAGCCGGAAACATCTACGGGCAAGAGTTCAACTCAAGGATGCAAGGCTACAACGCACAGATGGCAAACCAATCAGATATGTTTGGTGCTCTAGGAGGTGTTGCCGGTATGTACTTGGGAGGGCCAGGAGGCGCGAAACTGTTTAGGGCTGACGGCGGATCTATCAAGCGCCTTGGTCGCGGCGGCAAAGTGACCGGCCCGGGTGGGCCTATCGATGACAAGATCCCAGCAATGCTGTCAGACGGCGAGTACGTTATCCCAGCAGACACGGTAAAAGCAATCGGAGTCAAGAAGCTCGACAAGTTGGTCAAGGCGACTCACACTCCAGCGGCTGTTCAAAAACGCAGAGCACTGAATAAAAGGAGCGCATGATGGCAACAGGATTAGGAGCCTTCGTAAAAGGCGCGGTCGAGGGATACAAGACCAGCAAAGAGATGTCTCGCATGGATGCCTTGCAGAAGCGCGAAGAAGAGCGAGACGAAAGAGAGCGCCAGCGTTTTGCCTTGGAACAAACAAGGGCGCAGCGAGAAGAGGAGCAGGCTAGGATTGCCAGTGAAGCTCAGGCAGAAGCTCTTTCTGTTCTGGAAGATGCCAAGCGCGGTACTGGTAAGTTCGCTTCACTCGCAGATCCCGCTGCTCTTCAGGCGCAACAGCAGGCCACCCAATCTGTTGAACAGAAGGCTGGCATGAGCTACGACAGGGCAGAGGCTCGACGACTTGGACGAACTGGCCTAGACGAGACCCAGACAGCATCGGTTACTCCACAAGAAACCAACCTCTTCAAGTCTGGCGGCGAGGGCTTGTACAAAAACCAGACCGCTGCTGACAATCTGAAGTACCAGCTAATTGGTGATGCGATGAAGAAGTCTCTCCTCGCAAAAGGTGACTTCGGGCGAGCCATGATGGTTGACCAAGATGTTGAGAAGATGAAAGAGCAGGGGTACGAGCTTGTTCGCAAGAAGGCCGCCGCCCTTGTCATGGCTGGCGCACCACCTGATTCTGTTATCCCTGCGCTTCAAAAAGTGTATGGGTTTGTTGATGACGGCAAGTCCATTGATCCAACCAAATCAACATACGATGCAAAAACTGGCACATACAACCTGAGTGTTGTTGACCAGAAGACTGGCAAGGTTGAGATGCGGCCACTGAATCAACAGTCAATGTTGTCAGCTTTGAACCAACTCGATCCAGTTAAGGTTCTTGAGTTGAACATTGGATCTCAGCGCCGCGCAGAGGATCTTGCAACAGCGGCAGCCAACCGCAAAGAAGATGTTGCCCTCCAGAGAGAGAAGATTGGTGTTGAGCGCATAGGTGCTCTTGCAACTGCTGACCTTCGCTCTGCTCAAAAGGCTGCCTTAGCAGATCAAGTCAAGGGTGCTGATGTCAGAGCCAAGGTGGAGAGTATTACAAAGAGCTTCCCGAACGCCGACAGGGTTCTCAAGCTAGAGGAAAGTGTTGGGCCAGATGTTGAGGCTACAAAACTATCCATTCAAAATGATACTGTTGGTAGAAATATCGCAGTCAATCTGGCTTCTTTGAATCCAAAAACTGATCCGCAAATTTTGATTGGTGCTGCCAAGGCCGCAGCATCGGGCAAACTGCCTGCGAAAAAGTCTGATCCAAAAACAGGGCGCTCGTATTTTGACTACGGCGGCGTACAAATCTTTGCTGATTAAAGAGGCAATCAATGACAATAGGTCTTTCGTTAATTGGCGATGAGGACATTGATAGAGAAAATGACTCTCTTTATCTTTCAAAAGATGAAGCTCTAAGAACTGAGGTTCTTCCTAGATCTTACGGCGGGGACGTAAAACCCAGAACCGCCATCTCTACCCCCTCATCATCGGCTTCAATGCAGCAGACAGAATCTTCTGATCTGTTCTCCTTGAGTGACCTCATGGGATCGACTGTTCGTCAGCCGTCTACATCGGAGACCCAGACAGCAAAACCCAGCGAGTTGTTCAGCGTCAATGACCTGATGGGCATAAAGTCTGCTCCAACAACCACGCCAGTTGAGAAAGCTCCAGCCGAAGACACTGGCGACTTCATGCGAGGAGCTGGCACGGCACTGGCACAAACACCCGCTCTGGCTTACGGCGCTCTTGGTCTTGTTGGAGCCGCTGGCGAGAAAGCCTTTGGCACTGGCGGGGCAATGTCTTCTCTCAAGAAGTTTGGTCTCGACCAGTACCAGACAAGGATGAAAGAGATTGGCGCTACAGCCAAAGAGTCTGATGATGTGACCAAGGCTTGGGAAAAAGCCAAGCAGGGCGACATTGGTGCATTGGCTGATTGGGCGCAGTATGGCATTGGCTATCTCGGTGGGAACATTGTAGAAACTGTCGCAACATCCGCCCTTGGCTCTGCCATTGGCGGATTTACTGCTGGCCCTGCTGGTGCTGTGGCTGGCGCTGGCGCTGGTGTTGTTGGAAGGCAGGCTGTCCAAGGTGTCGCCAAGAACCTGATTGAAGGCATGGTCGCCAAGGAAGCTGCACGTATTGCTGAGAAGGCAGGAGTTGAGGTAGCGACAGGTCAGATGCTCAAGGAGGCAACAAAGAATGTCGCCAAGGGTATTGGCTCAAGCATGGCCTTGGTTGGTTCGAGCCTCATCAAAGAGACTGGCGGTATTTACGGCGAAGCAGAAGAGCAGGCAGCAAAAGAAGGGCGCGAGCTGGACGGAGGAGATCTTGCAAGGATCTTTGGATCTGGCGTTGTTGCCGGTCTGTCGGAGTTCGCAGTAGATAAGCTTGGCCTTGATGTTGCGGCTGGAAAAATCAAGATCCCCGGAGGTGGAAGAACTGGCCGCTCCATAATCGGCGGCGCAGCAGGCGTTGGCTTCGAGGGTGGAACAGAACTGTTCCAGACCGCTGTCGAGCGTTTCGGTGCTGGCAAAGCCTTGACCGGCGAAGATGCCATGAACGAATACATCAATGCTTTTGCATTGGGTGGCTTGGGCGGCGGTACGGTCGGCGCTGCGGTCGGCGCATTCCGTGACGGCAAGACATCTCCCGACAGAGTTCGACAGATTCTGGATCAGGCTCAGGCCGACATGACATCCGATGATGGTCGTCAGGAACTGTTCGACTCCATGTACGACGATCCTAATCTTGGCTCAATCCTTCAAGCCAACAACATTGAGTCAGGCGACGACCCAAGATTCCAAAGCGTAGTCACTAGAGCACTGGCTACTCAGCGCATGTTGGTTGACCTTGAGGCTCCAACTCCTGAAGTCAGAGCTGAAACCAGAAAGCAGCGTGAGGCTGACATCCTTGCCGCTTTTGGCGAGACAGCATCCACCGCAGTCGGTGGCGATACAGGCGCAATCGAGCCTGTCATCCAGCGAGCCAGCGTAACTCCCAATCTTGAGACCCGCACCCTCGAAGGTGAAGCTCAGCCAGTGATCCTGCCGGAGACAGCAGGCGGTCAGGCTGGTACGGTCGCTCTGTCGCCTGAAGACTTGGTTGCCAGACAGCAAGGCTTCGAGCCATTGATCGGCATCACAACAGACAAAGGCCCAGTCGGGAACAGATTCCCATCACCCCAGGCTGCCGAGACTTTTCTGTTCGGCCCGAAAGACGCAAAGACAGGACAGCGCAGCGGTGGCTACGCCCAAACGAACTTGGTTGGACAGGGGCTTGAGGCGCGAATCCGTCAGGGTAAACGCTCCAAAACCGAGGGAGGCGGCACGTTCTATTTTGTGGAGACCCGCAAGAAGCCAGTAGAGGCAGCTCCTGCGGCAGCTCCCGCTGCTCCGGTGGTAACACCATCTGCTCCGGTAACAACCGCTGCTGCTCCGGTAGTAACTCCTGCCGCTCCGGCAGTAACGCCAGCCGTTACTCCTGCCGTGCCAGTAACCCCCACAAAAGGCAAGAAGGCTGCTATTCCTGCGCTCACTCAAGAGGAAGAACAGCAACAGATTCCACTTCGTGTTCGCGCCGAAGAAATAGCGAACGAGCTTGAGACTCTGGGTGGTGACAAAAATTTAATCAGTGGAATCCGTAGCGTCGTATCCAATAAACGCCGCATTCAAAACAACGATTTTTATGAAGGCAAGTTAGCTGAGCTAAAGGCGCTTAAAGGCGCTGGAGTGCAAAAAACCACAGAGAAGCGTGGCGTGTCAGACTATCTCTCTGGAAGCAAGAGAGAGCAAGGCCGCTACGACGAATACAAAGGTAATGCAGACATAGGCCCATTCTTGCAGTCGGCTGACGATGCGATTCAGCAACTGACAACATTCGTCAACAATCTCGGTTATGCGGTTGCTGATGTCAACAATGCAACTCCTGACAAACGTGCATTGTTTGCGAAGAATCTCATGTCTCAGATTGCTGGCTCAACAACTAGGATGTTGTTAAAGCGTGAGGCTTTCGACAAGAAGTACAAGAACGCAAGCCTTGAGCAGAAGAACAAGTCCCTTGTGGATTTGCAGAAAGATCTTGTCGCCGCACAAGAATACATAACCAAACAAGGAGAACCAGATGCCACTCAAGCAAGGCAAGTCACAGAAGGTGGTGAGCAGCAACGTCAAGGAGCTGGTGAACAAGTTCCAGCGGTCGGGGAAGATCGGGGAGTCAAAGCCGAAGAGCAAACAGGCGGCGGTGAAACAGGCGGTGGCGATCAGCCTGTCGAAGGCGGGACTCAACCGCAAGAAGTAAAGCCAGCAGTTGACCCTGTAATGCAGGCTCGTGTTAAGGAGCGCATTAACAGAGCAGACGAAGACGGCGGCCTTGACTTTGAGGACGTTGTTAAGCTGAACAAGATGGTTGATGACGGCGACCTTATGGGCGCAATCAACAGCATGAAGAAGATTGTCGAAAGCAATCTTGGTGCTGGAGCTGGCGCGAAGTACAGCCTAAGCAGAGCACCACAGCCAACCACAACAGGAAGGGACTTTGCATATGGCAAACTCAAAACCGTTGACGACCTCAACAAAAATGTCAGAGGATACCTTGCAGCACAAGGAATCACAGACAGCTTTACCGCAGCGAGAGTACCTATCGGCAATCTTGCTGGAAAGATTCCCGGCCTCCCTTCCATGCAACGCATTGCCGATCTGTTCGGAAAGAAGCTCGTATATTTTGCAGTGGAGAAGGGAAGTGTTGACTTCATAGACGGCGCTGTCCTCAGTGGATCAGACACAATCTTCATCAATGTAAACAGTACCCGACCACACATTCGGGTGTTGGGCCACGAGATGGTTCATGCTTTGCGGTTCAGTAATAAAGAAATTTATACAGCACTGACAAAGCATTTGTCGCCTTATCTGGATCAGGGTGGCATGAATGCCTATCGAGCGCAGCTCAACAAAGAGGGCATGAAAGATCCAGCATTGATTCTGGAAGAAGCTATTGGCGACATCGTTGGAGACAGATTCGGTGAATCCTCCTTCTGGCAGATGATGGCCGATGAGAATCCAAGTATGTTCACACAGCTTGCAAGAATTGTTGTGGACTTCCTTGATTCAGTAATGAGCAAGATCCGCAGCAAGCAGACTCTGGACTCCAAGAATCTGTTGACAGATGTCGCCGCCGCACGCCAGGCAATCGTCAGCGTTCTGGCAGACTTTGAACAGAAGCAGCCAACAGCTCCAGCAAAGCCGACAGGTTTGCCATCCTTCTCTCAGAAGAGGATGGATCTTCCTGCGGAATTCGGCACTCAACCAATACCAGATGGGTATGTTCGCCTATACCACCAGACAGATACGGAGTCATTGGATAAGATCGCCAAGGAAGGCTTATCAATTAAGTACGCTAAGGGTATTGAAGGGCCGAGAGCAATCTACGCTGGCGAGACACCCTTCTATGGCCCAGTAGAAACAAGGCCAACGCTAGAGTTTGTTGTTCCCAAAGATCAGTGGGATGCTCCGTTTGTTCTTCAGGACGTACAGCCAAATCAAATCATTGCTGCTCACTATCCTTGGCACAGAAGAGTTCGGTATCTTGAAGATGCGGACAATCAAGACGTTCTGCAAAAAGCCTTGGCTGGGGAATTTGATAATCTTGAAGGCGACTACAAGCTTGCTGTTGAGTACGTGAAAGATAAGTACGGTAAGCCAGCGGAAGAGGCTGCGCCAACTATGTTCAGCCGCAAGCCAGAAGGCGAGACCTTCTACTCTGCGATGGAGCGTGGCTTTGAATCTGTCAAGCAAGCATCTATGCCTGCCCAGCAGTGGAAGTCATGGCTCAACTCGAACAAGGCTCAGCTTGGTATTAAGAATGCTGAGATCGAGTGGACTGGCATCAATGAGTGGCTCGATCTGCAAGAAGGTAAGGTCGAGAAGCAAACTGTTTTAAACTGGATTGCAGGGAATAAGGTTCAGCTTAACGATATTATCCTTACCGGATCTGGGAGGTATATATCCGATGATGATCTTCGAGATGCGTATGTCGCAGCTAGTGATGAGTTTATTGAGGATGTAAATTTAAGCAGGCAAGAATTGCTGGCCGAGCTTGGATACCCAGCTGATATGCAGGCATCAGGCCCGCAGCATAAAAAACTCACTCTTCCCAATGGCAAGGATTACTTTGAGCTTATTTTGACCGAGCCATCTATTGACCCATATAAGTCAGATGATGACATTCACTTTGGCGACTTGTCTGACGGCAAGCAGATTGGCTGGATTCGTGGAAACATAAGAAAAGATAAAGACGGAAACAGCGTTTTATTTCTTGAAGAGATACAAAGCCAAAGGGCGCAAGAGGGTAGAGAACGTGGCTTTGTTGAAAAGATAGAAGTTAAAAGGACTTTGTATGGTCGTTGGCGGGATGCAATTCGGTCTGGCGAGGTTAAGACAGAGGGAAGAAAGAAGTTTCTAAAGTGGTTTAACACTCAGCCTGAATCTGAAGGTGTCTCAGAAAGTGAGGCCATACAAAAATATCAGTTTTTCTTACGGGCTAGACTACCAGAGTCTGCTTTTAATTTGGATGATGTTCCGGTCGCTCCATTTGTCGGAGAAACTAAGTCTTGGGTATCTCTTTTGATGAAAAGAGCTATCGCATATGCACAGTCAAAAGGCATAGACAGGGTTTCATGGACAACCGGAGACCAGCAGAACGACAGATACAGGTTATCTAGATCCATTGATGAGATTTACTATGACCCATACGAGGACGGAAAAACATTTGAGGTGACCGCCTTAAAGGATGGGAATGAGGTAGGCCAAGGCAGTGGTCAGATGGGATTGGAGTCAATCCGCCGGACGTATGGAAAAGACATAGCCAAGATGATGGTCGATGGTGTCGGTGAGCAAGTTGACGACACCGTTAAAGCTATTCGTGGAGAAAATCTTGATGCTGGTGGCGCAGGTATGCGCGAGTTCTACAACACCATTGTTCCTTCTGTCGCTAAGTCTATCGTCGGGAAAGATTCGGTCACCGTAATGGAGCTTGAGGATACGGGACAACAGCTTGGCTTTGTCATACCCGAAAAGCTACAAGAGCAGGTCGCCAATGATGGCTTCCCAATGTTCAGCCGCAAGCGTTACGAAGATCAGTTCTCTGATGTCAGCCCTGACACCCGCGAACGTGCGCTGAACAAAGGCTTCTACTCTCCTCCCACAATCAAGGAGAGACTGGATCGCCTCCGTCCAAACTTCGCAATGCGTATCGTTCAAGGTACGTTCGACAAGTTCCGCTCTGTTCGTGACATCAGTCAGAAAGCCTACCTCATGCTTCGCATGTCGTCTGGTTCTCAGGATGGTGCTGTCTCCGCTCTTCTGCACTACGGTCAAGTCTTCAATGATGACGGCGCACTGAATGTGAAGAAGGGGACACAGGGATTGCTGGAGGTTCTTGATCCTGTCGGCGGAGAGGTTGATCGCTTCCTGCTTTGGATTGCGGCCAACCGTGCGGCGGCTCTGTCGAAGGATGAGCGCGAGCGTTTCTTCAGCCCAGAAGACATCAAGTCTTTGCGTGGCCTGAACATGGGTACGATGAAGAATGGCAAGTCTCGTCTTGCTGTCTACGCCGAGACCCTGAAGAATATGAACGAGCTGAACAGATCTGTTCTGGATGTCGCCAGGGACACCGGGTTGATTGATGCCGAAGGGTACAAACGCTTCTCCGCAGACATCTGGTACATCCCGTTCTATCGACAGATGGAAGATGACGGCAGCCTGTCGGCAGCCCAGACAAGTTCCGGAGCTGTTGGTCAGTATCTGTCCAAGAAGCTAAAGGGCAGCGAGCGTCCGCTCAACGACCTGATGGAGAACGTCCTGATGAACTGGACGCACATCCTATCAGCCTCGATGAAGAACCAAGCAGCCGTGGAGACATTGACCTCCGCTACAGCTATGGGCGACATCGTGACCAAGCTGGAGAGACAAGAGAAGGGCGCTGTCAAGGTTATGGAGAAGGGCAAAGAAACCTTCTACCGCATCGACGACGAGTTCCTTCTGACATCACTGTCTGCTGTTGCTCAGATGCCCAGCTACGGATGGGGCATGGACATCATGCGTGGCTTTAAAACTACGTTGACTCGCTTTATCTCCTTGTCTCCCACCTTCAAGATCAACAACTTGATCCGAGATTCGATCCAGTCTATCGGTCTATCTGAACTCAGCAGAAACCCAATAGGCAACGTGATGCAGGGATGGAGAGCCTACAAGACAGAACGTGCCGAGGCTCTTGCTGGTGGCGGCCTGTTCGCTATGGGCAACGCCTTCGACGGAGATCAGTCCGCATCGGTGAAGCGCCTGCTCAAGACGGGCGTGAACAAAGCTGACATCTTGGACACACCAGAGAAGGTGGCTTCCTTCTTTGGAAAGATGCAAGACAAGTACGACGAAGTGAGCGATGCCTCTGAGAATGCCAACCGCCTTGCGCTGTACCAACAACTCCGTGCAAAGGGAGCCTCACATCTTGAGGCATCCTACGCCGCGAGAGATTTGCAGGACTTCAGCTTGCAAGGTAGCTGGTCTGC